ACTGATAGGATTACCAACAGCTCTGGCACTATCGCGCCAAGGTTTAGACCAATCAGTACCGTGTTGTTCCATTAGTGAAACAACTTTGTTTGTGATTTCTTGCATTGTATCGATTGCTTTATTTGAAGTTTTCATTTTGTATTTTCCTTTGGTTTATTGGTAGTAATGGTTAACGAGTAGATTAAATTAAAAGTTATCACCATGAATTAAGATGATTGAGATTGAGCCAAGTATCATTATTAGACAGGCAAAACTTGAATAGCCTGTTAATAGTAATAATAAACTACTAGCTACTAATATTATGATTAATATTAAAGTTATGATTGCTCTTAATTGATAAAACATTGTTTTATTTTCCTTTTTGGTTTTAGTTAATTCTACAATCAACACCAGTGATGATGTTGATGTTAAAGTTAACTTAAACTAGGTCAGCCAATTCAGCTTCCAGTTTTCTTATTTGTTTTCTGATATTTAGGGACGCGGCGTGATTCATTAGGTCACCCATTTCTAAGAGGTAATCAGTACCACCAACCATATCTTCAACAGCTTCAACTTGAACATCATAGTTTGTAGAAATTAAAGCGTTCTGCGCTATCTTAAACGCTGTAATCATTTCATTGAAGTTGTCTGTAATACCTAATTCACGGTTTGGTGAAGTTTTTGAAAAAGATGTTCTAACTAGAGTATATGTAAACATGGTAAAATTCCTTATATTTGATTAACATTAATAGATAACTACACGTTCATGATTAGAATGTAAACAGTTAATTTACACCAATATAATAATAATTAGTAAACGATTAGAAAACAATAGAGACACGACGGTAAAAAAGCCCAATGAATGGGCCGTGATGTTTGATGATATATAGTGAGCTGTTGGTTGCTGTAGGTTGCTGTAGAATTCGAAACGCAATAGGTAATACAAAGAGAGACGAACCAAGAAAAACTTGGCGGCCTTTTCGTTTACCTATAGAAATAGCATGGTAACAATCTATTTAACTGTTGCCCTACCCCATAGTTATAGTAGTTTTATAGGGTATTGGTGCAAATATTGGTGCAAAATAAAGGAATTCACCAGCACGCCAAAGAAAAAAGGCATGAGGGGGGTGGCTGGCGAGACGAGCGTTATATATACCACTTCAGATTTTTCTAACTAAATTATTCCTCTAGTCACCTCTAGCAATCCCACAGCGAACTACACGAACTATATCATACCTGTTGATACCCATGTCTTTTAGTTCAGCATCTGTACAAGCACTCAGCTCTCTTACAGCTCTACTAGCATTCCTGTGGTATTTGTTATGTGAATATAATCTTACTATCATATCTATTAGTTTAATCTTCATCTGATCTATATACTCTTACTAAAGGATTACCTACGACGACTACCCCTAGCATGTTATAGAACCTATAGAACCTATAGAACTTTAGCTACCTATAGCTACCTATAGTTACCTATAGTATACCTATATATGTATACAGGGGGGGAGGGGGTCTTTCCTATAGTGCAACCTAATTGATTTACCTATGAGTAAACCCCCATCTTCTACCACTTCATACCTGTATTTGTACCGTCTGCTATGTGTCCTGTAATTACCGCCAGACCCATTGAGGCTGACTGTAGAACTTTATCGACTTCTGCACGTAATACTTCTTCTCTTCTAGCACCTATGCGCTGTTCTGCATCTTGTGCCATAGCATCCACCCAGTATTGTACAGCCATTGCTAAACTATCTAAGCGGTCATCGTTAGATAACGCTCCACGTTCTGCAGTTAACCGTGTCATCTGATACATAAGCTGGTATCTGAGAGATGACTCAGGTGGTAGGTGTTGTGTACTCTCGTAGTCNTGTTTTATGACCTTCTTATCTATCACTAGCTTATGCTGGTTCATGACAGGCTCTAGGACATCAATGATACGCTTCTCTTTCTGTGTGTTATGTCTCACTTCAGACAATGTAACAGGATGTATCTTAGTTAAGATGGGTGTCATCAACTGATTAAACATACCATCACCAAAGTTACTCTCAACGATTATCTCGTTAACATTCTCTTCTTTAGCAATCATAGCAAGTTTCTTTAGAGCTTCTTCAGAATACCCACCGTCTACTCCACCACANCTGCGGACATACAAGAAGCCATTAAGCATCTTAACCACAGCGTAACCTGTTTCATCTTTACCTCTACCAGAAGGGTCAATAGACATAACTGAACCGCTGTATTCTTCAAATTGTGAGGATATATGCATAGGCTTATGATAGTAGTCACCATTGAATGCTACATTAGGTAATTCCTGTACGACATACTGCTCACCAGAAGCCCATACAACCTTGTCTGGAGCTTCGCTAGTGGGTATGTCCATGACAACCAAGTCAGAGACCTTGAGGGGGTATCTTTCAGCGTCTGAGAGTCTTGTATCGAGCATGAATTGCAAAGCAAATCCTGACCGTCCGTAGGATGCTTCACGTTCTGCTAAATCNTAGTCTGTGAAACGTTTGGGGTCTGTAGATTTNCCTAGTAATTCTGCATCATCTGCAATCTCTTTTCGTATCTTAGGGGCTAGTTTATCACCTAGAGANACCAATTGGTCTTCATTAGGATATCTAGCTGGCCATATTCGTACTTTATAACCACGATCAGGTAGCTTGTTGTATAAGCTTTCTTGGTTCTGNGGTGTNCCNAGNTATATNATACGTCCATNNGGTTTTAAGATAGCGTCAAATTCTTTCACAGCTTCAGAGAGTTTATCTCTCATGCCCTGTGTGGCTGAGTTATTAGGCACTTCGATGTCGTCAGCAATCAATACGTCTGCGCGAGAACCAGCAAGCTGACCTGTAACACCTACAGATTTAACTGAGGGTGCATGTGAAGCCGCCGCTGGGCCAACATCAAAGCTAATCTTAGACTGTCTTTGATCTGTCCGAGGCATAAGATGCTGTAATACTGGCATCTCATTAATTAGTCTAAGAGTAAATGTTGTGAAGTCATCAGCACGATTTTTAGATGCTGATACAACTAAGATGTTTAGTTGAGGGTTCATATACAACAACCACACAACGTAGGCTGAAGTAATCCATGATTTTCCTACACCACGAAACGCTTCTACGATTACACGCTTATCACCATGCTGTATGTGTTTAGCTATATCATATTGTACTGGGGTAGGGTCGGGAAGGTTGAGGTGTTGCCAACAGACAAACAAGAACTTTCTAAAGTCATTTAGAGGGTCTTGCTCTATAGGAACACCTAACGAAGTTTTAGGTAAAAACATATATTAATTAGGTCGCATTTCTGATAAGTCTGCATCTTCATCATTGAAGTCTGGTAGTGATTTAACTAGGTCTGCTAGTGGGCTACCATCTGCTGGAAGTGCATCTATATGGTTATCTTTTAGGAACTGTCGGGCAACGTTAAGGTCTGCTGATTTTGCATCAGGGTCTTGTATACGTGCTAGTAAGTTCTCTGCTAAAGTTTTGTGTAGTAATTCTAAGAGTTGTTTCTCAGTCATTTGGACACTCCTTTATATTTCTCAAAGCTTCTCATGCCACCAAGTCCTAATAAGGCCATGACAAGGCTCATAAGTTGTTCACTTTGTAAATGTGGTAATTCTGCAGGTAATTCTGCGTATGCGTTAATTAAGCTTGCAAAAGGTAAGATTAAGAATTCATAAGCTAGGCCACACGCCGCTATCCAACCGATAGCTGGACGCCAACCAGCGACAAATACTGAGCGATGTTTTGCACCTTCAATATTTGCCGCCGCTTGGAGAATGTGAGGCTGTTGCATCAAAGTCATTAACTTTAACTTGGCGGCCTCACGCTCTTCATCACTTGTGAATAATTCATCTAAACCAGAAGCAAGACCTTCGACGATACCGCCGAGTGGGTCTAGTTTCATTTAGTTATTCCTATCTGCCATCTTTTCGACAGCACTACGAATTGCTTTAATGTTTTCATCAATCCTAGCTGTTGCTATGGCTTGACTGTGAACGTTATCTTCTACTTCACCTAGTCTCATAGTTACTGAGCTAATCGATTGTGTATTACGGTCTATATCGGACATCATCATTGATACTGTCCATACTATAGCCGCCGCTTGGGTTATTAATCCCAGTAGAAGGGTTGCAGGTACACTTTTGGATAAGTGCCAACCTTCATCGCTTTTCATCTTTAGACTGCTGATGAACCACTCATGTCAGACTGAGCCATNACCCAAGTGTAACACTTAGATAAGAAGTCATCGCCAGCAGTAGCTTCGATAGTAGCTAGAGGTGCAGTGTACCTTCTAAAATCTACTGGATGTGTATCATCATTTGGGGTTGCTGTAGCAAACCCACTACAGTCGATCATTACTGTGAAGTTATCACCTAGCTCTCTTGAGATTGCCGCAGTTACGATTCTAAAGTATGCACCCGAAAATGCTGTGCCATACTGGCTCGATGTTAAGTCTAATTGTATTGCCATTTTCATGACTCCTTTAAGTTACGGCTTTGTAGGCCAAGTTATTGTGTTAGGGAAACCAGATTGGGCTGGTAGGTTAAGCAAATCAGTACGATACTGTGTCCATTCTGCTTGTTTATCTTCTGTTAGTTCAGCCCACCGAAGAGGGTTAGTTACTACAGGGTCTACTTCTTGCAGTAACTTTTCGTCTCTTTGCTCCCTTATTATAGTAGGTAACATATCAATCGGTGCTTGGTTATAGGCTTCAATCTCTTGAGAAGTCATATCAACACTAACATTGTTTACTAATTTTTTCATACTATGCGTCCTTTAATCCATAGAGTGCGAATTTACCTGAAGCAAAAGTTGTAGTGCTAGGTTTAACCAACATATATGTCATGTTGTTACTGGTGTTAGGCGCAATACCACGTATTCTAGGTGTGCCAAAAGCACTTGTGCCTGTAACAAAATAACCATTAAGATCAACTGGGCTATTAGTCCGTCCACCAATCATTCCACTAAAGCCAAACTTTGTAGAGGTTGTTGGCGTGCTACCTGATCTCATAGTAAGATTATATGTCCAAGACGAGGTAGTTGATACACTACTACTACTTTCTGTTCCTGATGCATAATAGAGGCTCATTCTATTTGTCCAAGGTGCGCTACTATTGTATGCGCCTTCATATAAATTAAAATATAAACAATAATCATTCGAAGGGGCGGCAGTAAAAGCACAGTCATGTGCGACAATATAATAGCTACCATAGTCTGAATTACTTAAATCAAACTCAACTTGTGCTGTAGCACTTGTAACTGTTTGTGTACTAATATGCACATAGTCAGATGAACCACCGCCACCAGCAGTAGCCCAAGAAACAGCACCAGACCCATCAGTAGTAAGCACTTGGTTCGCACTTCCGTCTACTTTGGGTAGGGTGTAGGTTTCACTGATACGAACATCTTGTGTCGAGCCGCCTACGTTAACTTGATAGGATGCTGTAGATTGTACCGCATTTCCAAGAGACATAGAATATGAATGACTTGCTGTAGTATCATTTCCGAAAGCATGTGACCTACTTCCAGTTGCGTAAGTGTAACTGCCAATAGCTGTTGAAATCATTGATGTGGCTTGAGCAAAATATCCAAGAGAAATAGCCGCAGTTTGACTAGCTTTTGTTCTATAACCTATCGCAATGCTATTATCATGTGATGCGCCGTAGCTTGTAGTGTTGCTATCTATAGCCGCCGCAAAACTTTTTGAGCCAGAGGCACGGCTTTTACCAAAGGCAAAACTTTGTGTACTTGTAGACACCGCACTATCACCAATCGCAATGGCGTTAGTACCTGTCGCACTTGGTTGTGCTGAAGGACTAGACTCGTTAGCACTGTATAAGTCTGCACCGCCACCACCGCCAGAAGGTGTAGCCCAAGAGACAACTCCTGAACCATTTGTGGTAAGAACTTGGCCTGAAGCTGTACCATCTATTTTAGGTAATGTGTAGGTTTCAGATATTCTGACGTCTTGACCAGCACCAGCAATATTAACTTGGTTAGAAGCACTAGCAAAAATACTATGACCAAAAGAGTATGTATCAGAGTAACTTCCGTTACTAGTATCTCGCCCAATCGCATATGAGTGACTACCACCTGCCCACGAGCCGTATCCAATACAGACAGACGCAGTACCTGCGGCGGCATATTGACCTATGGCAATACCATTATTATTTCTTGCGCCATAACTTGTGGAGGTGCTGCCTATTTGTGCTGCAATACTATCTATTCCAACAGAACGTGCTTTACCAAGAGCAAAACTGTTTGTGTTTGTACTGATTGCACTGTCACCTATAGCAATTGCATTAGTACCTGTTGCTGAAGGTTGTGCTGTAGGGCTACTTTCGTTAGCAGTGTATAAGTCAGCACCGCCACCCCCAGAAGGTGTAGCAAACGAAATAACCCCAGAACCATTTGTTGTTAAAACTTGGTTAGCACTTCCGTCTGATGTTGGTAGGGTGTAAGTACCAGATATTCTAACAGGTTTTCCAGAACCACCTACAGAAACTCCTTCATTAGCATGACTTATTGCGTTGTAACCTATTGCTGTTGAACTCTGATGGCTTGCCCGACTATCAAAACCAAAAGCCATCGCAGAAGTGCCGTTAGCTTGGGATAATCTACCATGCGCCGATGAATTACTACCTGACGCAACAGAGTAGTTACCAAACGCAATTGATTGACCTGTAGAATTTTGTGCTTTTTCGCCTACTGCCATACCACTAGACTGAGAACCATAAGATGTAGTAGTATCTTGTATACCTAAGGCAATTGAACGATAGCCCGATGCTCTTGAGTAAGGTCCAGCAAGACTGCTTGTTCCTGTACTGATAGCACTGTCACCTATTGCAATGGAGTTTGTACCAGTGGCTGAAGGCTGTGCTGAAGGGCTAGACTCATTAGCTGTATATAAGTCTGCTCCGCCGCCTCCAGATGCCGCCGCCGCCCAAGTCAAACCACCTGTATTACCTGATTGTGCTGTTAGTACATAACCATTTGTAGGAGTATTGCTTACTTTGAGGTTAGCTTCGTCTACTACATTGTCAGCTATTACTGTTGCACCATCGGCTGTCGATGTGACTTCGCCTGAGTGATTAGGGTGGTTATAAGTTGCACCATCAGCTCCGTCAGCTCCGTCAGCTCCTGCTGGACCTTGAGAGCCTGTCGGGCCTGTCGAACCTG